GAGCTGCGGGTACGACGCGCCGATCTCGGCCGCGACTGTGGTCCCGAGCGAGACGAGCGCCGCTTGCGCCTGCGCCGCCAGGAACGACGGCAACTGCTTGAACTTCGCCTGCTGCACCGTGACGCCGCCCAGCGTGAACTTGATCACGGCAGCGCCTCTGCGACCACCAGCACCAACTCCCGGCGCGCTTCCTGCGGGTCGCGCAGCCCGAGCACCTGGAACACCCGCGCGCCGCGGTCGGGGTCGGTGTAGGTGAGCCGCGTCTTGACGGTCACGCCGGGGTGATACGGCAGCGTCACCGCATGCGTCCCGCTGGCGACGAGCGTATCGGCGGTCAGCCGTTCCATATCGGCGCTGGCGAGCGCGTCGAGCGCCACCCAGGCCGTCGGCGGGTCGAGCGGCGCCCAGGTCTCCGTAAACCCGCCCGCGCCATCCGGCACCGCGGCGCCGGGGTTCTCGAGCGTGACGAACTTGGTCCGACGACCGGCGGGCATCATGCGATCACCGGCGTGCGCAGGCGGCGCAGCGCCCCCACGACGAGCAGATGTAAATCGCCGCGCTCGAGATCACGGCGCGGCCCGCCGCCTTCGAGGTCGTCACCCCGGAAGCGCCAGAACTCGCCGGTCTGGAACAGGATCATCTGCGGCACAATGGCCGGCGCCGTCGTCTCATCCCAGCCGGCGACGATCGCGGCATCCGCGGCGGTCGGGCTGAGAAATTCTAAAATGACGTACTCCGCCGCGGCCAGCGCCATCCCCAGCGCGGCATCGTCCGGATGCCCGTCCGGCGTGCCCATCCGGAGATAATCCTTGGCCTGCTGCAGCGTCACCAGGGCCATCAGCGCGGCCCCACCAGCAGCGACGCGTCCTTGCCATCCCGGCCGCACTTGACGGCCAGCGTCCAGCCCGTCGCCCGGTCGGTCGGGCGGTCGCTGGTCGCGGCGTTGCAATGCCAGACCGAGCCCTGCACCGTGACGAGGTCGCCGGGTTCGTAGCGCACGCCCGCCTGGTAGACCCCGCAGAACTGCGGCACGCCCCGAAAGTGCAGTTGACCCGCCGGGGTCACCGTGTCGCCCTTGCGGAATTGCAGCGTCACCAGCCGCGGATCGTCGGGCGCCTGCACACACTCCAGCTCGCCCGCCGTGAACGCCTCGCCGTCTTTCCCCGCGGGGCCGGCGGGGCCGGGCACCGGGTCGCGCGCTTCGACGATGGCGAGGCGTTCACGAAGGAGGGAGACCTCCGCGCGCGCCTCGGTCAGCGCCTGGTCCAATCGCACATGCCGCGCCTGTTCGGGCGCGAGCGCGGCCTTAATCGTCAGGCGTACGACTTCCGCGAAGCCCTCGAGGTCAGGCATGCTCGATCCAGCCTTCCTGGGCGGCCTTGCGCGTCAGCAGGGCGCTGAACGACGCCAGGTCGATATCTTCATCCTCCGGCGTCGCCGATGCCGCTGGCGGGGCGCTGGGCGGCTTGGCGAAGGGGTCGTTCGCGTCCCGGGCGGCGAGCGCGGCCAGGGAGAATTGCTGCTGCTGTAAATACGGCGTGTCGCCGCCCGCGACCGGGCCGACGCCAAAATACGTCGCCCGCGATTCGTTCGGCGACAACAGCCCGCCGATGATCGCATCGGTCGCCGCTTTCGTCTTGGTCGCGGTGTCCATCCAGAGCAGATCGTTGATATCGAATTCAGTGCCGTAGGTCTTGCCCGGCACGTCGACCAGGCCGAGCCCGTGGTCGAGCGCCAACTCAAGCGCCACGATCAGGCACTGCAGGCACTGGCTGTAATACATCTGAATCAACGGGTCGGAGTTCGCATACGGCGGCTGGTGGCTCGAGTCGATCAGCGCGGCCGGGACGTGGAAACAGCTACAGACTTGCTCCACGGTCCATTTTAATTGCTCAATCAGTTGCGCGTCCGTCGCGTTGACCGACAGCGCCTCATAGGTGATGCCGTTCGGCAGCACCGCCACCTTGCCCGCGTTCATGCCGGTATACTTCGCGGCCCACTCGGCCGCGACTTCGTCCGCCTGGGGCTTGTTGATATTGCCCGGCACCAGGAGCACGCCGCCCGGGCTCGAGCCGTTCGCGAAAAAGTTCGTCGAGTTCTCGGTGATCTTCAAGCCCTGCAGCGCCACCAGTCCGCACGCATAGATCGGCGTGACCCCCACCAGCGGATGAAACAAGGGCACCATCAAATCGTGAATGATCTCGGCCGCCGGCACCGTGACGGTACCCTCAAGGCCGGCGAGTGGATTCGTCGTGAGTTCGTAGTAGACGGCGCCGTCCGGCGTCACCAGCGGCTTGACCTTCTGCGGGTCGAGCACATAGAGCGCCACCACGACGCCGCGCGCGTCGCGCTCTTTCAGGACGTACGTATTGCCCCAAGTGAGCTTTGACACCATCCACTGTTCCAAAAACTTGTTGATGGTCTGGTAGCGATTCGGCTTCGCCAGCACCGGCGAAAACGCCGGGCTCTCGAATTCCGACCAGATCCCCGCGGCGTCCTGCTCGACCAACCGTAAGCGCATCTTGCCGATGTCCTGGGCGATCAGCGTCGTGCACGCATAGACGGCGGCATACGCCAGGACCGACGGCGCCGACAGCTCGACGTTCTGTTGCCAGGCGCCGGTGTAGGGCTCGCGCACGACCGACAGCCAGCCGCCCGACCCGGGCACCGGCGCCCCGGGCACGGTCACCGACCGTGCCCGGGTGATCTCGAGGCCGAACAGCCGCACGCCTATTCCTTGGCGCCGCGGGCATTGGTCGTGGTCGTGGTCGTCGTGCCCGTCGGCGCCGGCCAGGCCGCGGCCGTGAGGTACTTCACCGAGTTCGTCCCGACGCGCTTCCAGGTGATGAACCGCTCCGCGCGCAGGCCGACGCAGTTGTTCTGCCAGAGGGAGACCAGGACCGTGGTCGCATCGGCCGGCGAGGCCGGCGCGCTGTCCATCTGCAGCGACGCTTCGCGCGACGCGTCGATCGTCACGCCGCCCTCATCCGCGAACAGCACCAGCCCCGGCTGCAGCGCGACCACGTTGGTCGTGGCCGCATTGCTGGTGATGAACGTGATCCCGCGGTAGCTGCCGCCGCCCAGGCCGACGCCGGGAAACTCCGGCGAGCCGTCGAGGTTCTGGCGGAACGACAGCGCCAGCGCGTTGGCCGGCGACAGGATGAACACCAGCCCATCGACGGGGATGTTGTTCGTGGCGAAGTGATTCACGAGCCCCAGAATGTCGGCGATCGGATTGGCCGTGGCCGCCGCCGTCGCGGCCCCGTTGGTGATGCTGGCCGGATTCACGCCCGCGACGGCCGCCACCGCCGGATCGATGAACTGCTGATCGATGAACTGCGCGATCCCTGCGATCATGTCGCGCCGCACCAGGTCCTCAGCCTTCGGATTCGAGAGCCGGACCAGTTCCTCGGTCAGCACGATGATCCCGGCGACCTTGTTGACGCCCAGGCTCTCACTCAAGAACGCGAGCTTGCTGACCGGCTTCGGCTTCTGCTCACCCACCCAGGAGTACGTGCCGCCCGCGGTCTGGCTGGGCACCTTGGTATTGAACGGCACGTCGCGCAAGCCGGGAATCCGGCCGACGATGGTGGCCGGGCGCAACAGCTCGAGAAAGTCCGCGGCAATGTTCTGATTCACCAGCGGCGCCGCCCACGTCGCGTCCGTGGTCGTGCCGGGCGCAACGGCGGCCTTCAGATACAACGCCACTTCCGGCGTCGAATCGTTCCACCGCTGCGCGTACTGCGCGGCTTCGTAGATGTTCCCGTTGCACACCAATTTGGCGCAGGCCGCGCGCACGAACGCGATGCCCTTCGGGACGTTGGCGCGGATCTGCACGACGGCCGGCCGCGGCGACGGCGCCGCCGGCACCGGGGTCGCCCGCTGCACGTTGAACGCCTCCAGCTCCCGCACGCGCGTCAGGTCCGCATCGATCGACTTCACGCGCAGCGCCTGCGCGTCGTAGGTCTCGGCCTGGTCCGGGGCGAGCGTGACGCCGGTCGCGCTGCTGTTCGCCATCAGGTCGGACATCGTGGCGAGCGCCGCCGCGCGGCTGGTCTCGAGCGCCGTGATCTGTTCGGTAAAGGTCTGCATGGGTCTCGGTTCAGGACGTGCGCCCGTAGCGCCGGGCAGAGACTGGCC